AAGCTGTGACCTACCCTCTGCCTCTGCAGATAACTGTGACATATAGAATACAGCACAGTCGTATGTCTTGGCAATCTGCCGTGCATAGATAGCACAAGCCTTGAGTGCCTCATCGGGTCTGGCATAGTTACCTGCCACACCGAACTTGTCACCCATGTCAAGCACAAGGATGTCGGGGTTGTTAGCCTTGCAGACTGATTCAACCCATGCCATGTCACGACCACCTGCATCTTTAATCCTGATGTTATTCATCACAGGCTCATACAGTGCCTTGGCCTTGCCTATGTTGTCACGCACCTCACGTGCAGTCATGCCAGCAGCAGCAGTCAAGTACCTTGCACCGACACGGTGAGTAGGCTCCTCGTTACACAAGATGATACACTTGGCACCCTGATGTGCAAACCCACCCGGTGCAGCAATCAAGCTGGCGTGGAAGGATGTCTTGCCTGTGTTGGGTCTGGCACCCACTTCTATAAGCTGACCACCAGACACACCTTCCACCTTACGAGTGACTGATGGTATGTTGAAAGACCACTTGGCTTCCAACTCAGCCTTTGCCATGAGGGTTTCAATCGTGATGTCATCCCACTCAATGTTGAGGTTAGGAATGAAGTCATCACCGTAACGCTCAAGTAAGTTGCGTAGCTTCTCAAGTGTGGCACTGTCACCATTCACCATGTCGAAGCCTATGTTAGCAACGTCCTCGCCAACAACCTGCTGGAATAGTTTAGACAGCACCTCTTGTGCTATGTCACTACCCATTGGCTGCTCACGCTTGATAGAAGAGAACATAGATGAGTAGCCCTGCTTCTGTGCTGTAGTCAGTGTAGGATTGTTAGCCATGAACAATGCCTCAACCTCATCGGGTGTGACAGTACGCTCATACCTATCCATAGCTGTGTCGATAGCCTCTTTAATCTTACGTGCATCCTTGCTGAACAAGCGTGGTGGGCATTTGCTACCACGATGGTCATCATAGAATGACTTATCCATTAGGCTTCTAATGATTGATAATTCCATATAAGTTCTCCATATCTGTCGGGTTACGATATTTCAAATCGTCATTCAAGCGTAGTACACGAACATCGTTTACGTGACCACGTAGTTCCTTTGCCATCTGCAAAGTCTTGGGTAGTGCATCGGGGTCTAATGCAATTACGGCTGTTGAGAACTGTGCGAGATACCCTTTATGCGACTCTTGTAGAGATGTACCAAGTATCGCAACCCCGACAAAGGATTTGCCACCAACCACGGCTGCACTCACACAGTCCTCAACAACAACTGCGACTTTACCACACCCAACGGTGTAAGGCAAGCCACTTTTTCCATATCGTTTCCATTTAGGTAATCGCTTACCAATGGCACGGCCTGTAGCATCAACGGTCACACCGTCATGCACTACAGGAAATACAATCCTGTCATCCTTCACATCATACATCACACCCAAGTCATCTGGGTCTAGCTTGTACTGGTAACAGAAGGCAAGCACAGTACGCTTGTTTCTATGCGGTATGATATACGATGGCATATCAAATGTCTCATCAGCAAACTCAGCTACGTTACCCATGCCTGACCGTATGTCATCCACTGTGAGATGTACACGGTTGCCGCCACTTACATTACAAGATGCCTTGTAACAATTCCACACAAGGCTACCCATGTTGTTAGTAACAGTGAAGGTCTTGTACCCACCACAATTAGGACAGTTCATACGTTTAGTCTGTCCATTGGGTACATCTATATCACTTATAATGTTATATATATTATTCATTATATACTCACTTTCGTTGCGGCAGTTAAGTGCTTTTACCATGTGACTTACGTGCTGTCAAGGCACTATTTGCACTGGCATATGTATTTTTCATGTACGGTTTTACTGACTGTGGATTACTGTGTCCTGTAACCGACATGATTTGTCCCATAGGTACACCTGCCTCTACCATTTGTGTTGTACCAGTACGACGCAAGTCCATCAGGCGTAGTTCCTCAGACAGCCCAGCTTCACGCATGACAGCCCTTCCAGCTTTGGACAGACGTTCCATGCTGTACGGGTGGTACTCGCCCTGTACGGGCGTTGTGCGGGGAACAACGTACTGTTGAAAGCCAAAGTCCTGCTCCTGTTGTGTCAGCATCTCAAGCAAGTCATCTTCGATAGGCAAAGTCACCTCTGCCCTACGCTTAGACTGCTCAAGATATAGCTTGTGTTCTTCCAAGTCTATGTTATCCCACGTCAGCAGACGCATGTCACCTAGACGCTGGCACCACTCGTATGCCATGTGTACAATCAGGCCAATGCTACGCCACTGAAACTCACCATAGGCAGTGTCAAGGAATTGACGCACATCATCCTCTGTCCACACAACCTTGCGTTGTGGTGGTGTCTTGCGCCTGACGTTGGCAAAGGGATTGACTGTAGCATACTCCATGTCAATAGCGTAACGAAACAGAATAGATGACACAGTACAGACGTGGTTGGCAAGGCTAATGCCTCGCTCAACCCAGCCTTCGTATGCATGTTTGGCTTGCTTACTTGTGAGTTCACAAAATTTCACAGAGCCAAAATCATCTAGCATGATGCCAAGAAAGTATTTATAGTCCTTCTTAGTTCTGCTTCGTAACATCTTGAAATCATTGGAATTGTAATACTTATCCACAAGATGTTTTACAGTGTTCATGCTGCAATCAACTCCTTGAACTGCTTGCTTTCAATCCACTGTGACACTTCATGCTCACGCTTGAACATGTTAACAGCGTTGGTATCACCGCCAGTGTTACGCAGCTTGAAGCCATTACGCTCATCAGCATAGCTGGCATAGTTGGTGAAGGCAGAGTACAATGCCCATGCATTCTCACCACGCACACCAGCTTCTTGGTTGTACAAGGTAAGCATCTTGTCTGCTGTACGGTCAGACTTGAGCAGTGATTCAAGCATAGCTTTGACATTGCTCACAAGCACAGGGGTGTTCGCCCAGCGTTGCATTTGCTGATGGTAGTTAGTGAAGTCATCATTTGACTTGCCCAACTGTGTGATGAATCGGTCAAGGCTGAAGCCGCTAGTGTTCTTACGGCGTACCTTGTCATGCTCACCACGAATCATACCGTTGGTGCAGAAGAAGTCGATAGCACCAAACAACACAGTGTTTGAACACGTCCCATCCACACCATGCAGTGCGATGATGCGTTGTGCAATCTCAGTCTCATGCTTTGGTGTCACGATGGTATGCTTCATGTTAGGCAGGGTCATGTCCATCATAGCCCAGCCATTGCGGTGAGCATCACGCCACACAATAGACGCACCGTCTGTCTGCTCATCAGTCAGGTTGTCCGTCACAGTTGACATAACGTCACGGAAGAAATCACCATGTGATGCACAGGTGAAGTCCTTGCCTACGATAGCAATAGGTTCGCCAGTGTTGCCATCAATGACATACTTCTTGTCAGCTACACGAGTAGGCTCAAAGGTTACATCAAAGTCGAGGTTCTCAGGGATGTATTCTAATGGCATATCTATTCTCCTTTCAGGTTGAATTGGTGTCGTAAAGTTTCCCATGCGTCACTCAACTCTTGTAAGTCAAACGCTGACACAGCACGTATGCCACCCATTTCTGGGTAAAGTGCTGTCTCAAGGAAGGTATCTAACTTGCTGTCTATACTATACAAAGCCGCTTGTTGCATAGGCTGCAACCCATTCACAGCATTTTGCCGTAGTTGTTTATCCTTTTCACGCACTTTCTCCCAATGGGCAATACGTTCATCTTGTGTCATGTTCTCTAGTTTCTTAGCCATGTATCATCTCCTTTACAATAAAGCTAGTAGTGGTAACACTACAAATATAAATACTACTGCATCCATTCCGGCATACTCCTTCCCTTGTTATACCGTGCAAAGGCAGTCTTGTCAACCTTGTAGAACGCACGGTACGCCATGATAGGCCACTCCTCATTTGTCTTGCAGTCATCGTGTCCACTGAAACACTGTGGGTGTGGTGTAATATCGCCAGCAGGTATCAGGTGTCTACCATTCCAAAGGGAACCCCAATGCTTGCTTGAGCCATGCACCTTACCATACCGCCAGCTATAGTCACGCAGCATAGCGTCATACAGCTTGAAGGCATACTTGTAGTTAGCCTGTGTCTCCATTGCCCACAAGGTGCAAGGATGCTTCTGATGCACAGGCTTGTATAAGCCACAGGATTCTGCATAGTCAGGGGCATGATGCCATACGCTAGTGCATAGCATCTGCGCTTCTTCCAATGGCATCTTGACAATATGCTGATCACACAGTGACCGTGCTATGGCATCGGGGTTATCTTCAATGATAAATCTGTTCATGTGTGTCTCCTAATCTGTTATATCTATTGCGACTATGTCATATTCATTAAGCATGTCTCGTATTTGCTCTACACTATATGCTTTAATGTAAATATAAGTTGTAAAAGTTTCACTACCATCTACTTTCCATTCTACATAATATCTATTCATCTGCAATCATCCTCATCAAAGTTGTAATTATACTCAGTATCAAGCCAATGCCACGCCTGTTCATAGGCATAATCCCAATTGGCATGATAGCCAGTAGCTATATCATCATCAGCAATACACTTAGCCCAATGGTTTAGGCTAGGTTCATGGTCAAGTGGTAGTTCCTCGTGCATCGTCATTCTCCTTTGGTAAGTATACATATACATCACAGCCACAGTCAGGGCAGTGCAAGTTAGTCACCATTGCATAGGTATCTTCACACCCATACGCTTCTGCATCATGGTCACTGCCCCATATTAGTTGGGTGTTACAGTGCCAGCAGTTCATCGTATTACTCCCAATACCCAGTTCTCTGCACAGTTTTCGGCATACACCTCACTGTGTCCTTGTATGTTACGTTCCTCAATGATAGCACCATCCTGCATCATGTACACAGTATAGCTACCATCAGGCTCAACAAAGACAGTCGCTTTGCGGTAACTGCCATCACCACGGCTACAATCTTCGTCACTGTAAAATTCATGCAATAGCATCTTCATTCTCCTTTGGATACATCCACTGTGCATTGTAATAGATGACTTCCCAATTGATACCAATAGTGGCATCGTGGTTGTGGTCTAAGTTGTGCAACACCTCAAGTGCCTGTTCTCTTGTGAGCCAGTCACACTCCATCATTACATCCTCAACAGACCATACGATTGCAATCTCATCGTCTTGTAATTCAAGTATTGGCATCATCATTCTCCTCTGTCAGTGTCCAGCTATGGCGGCAGTTAGTCTTCCAGTTGTTCTGTGTGCCATCCCAATCGCACTCGTAGACTGTGCAGACAAAACTACCTGTGTCCTCATCTGTCCATGCGTTCAAGTCAAACATTCTGTCACCTATCTGGATGCCGTACCAATCTTCATCACAGCAATTAGCCATGTCTTGAAGAATTACTGTGTCATAGTAGGCAGTCAGATATCCACGTTCATAGTCAGATAGTACTAGGTCAAAGCCGCTGTCGTAATTGTCAGTCATCGTAGTCATCTCCCTTGTCACGCTCCCATAAGTCATCCACATCTATACCATCACAGATGTACGAGTAGTCGTAGTTTGGTATCTCAAATAGCTTGATGCTACCATCTTTATTACGAATGTAATCATCCGCATCGTCATCCCATACAGCTACAGGCATATCCCATACCAGTACGCCGTATGTTTTATCTGGGTCAAACATTGTCAATCTCCTCTACTTCAAAGTCTGCGCTACCAAAGTCAAAGCATTGTGCGGCAGTAATCTCTGCCTCTGTTTCATCCTCTGCCTCTACTTCAATCACTGCGTCTATTCGCACTAAATATTTAGGCATCGTCAATCTCCATCCTTAAACAGTTTGTACATTATATAACATATTCCAACTACAGATACAACCAGATAACCGCCAATGAACACACTGTCCCACGGCATCTGATTGTATACGCACAGTGCAGTCACACAATTAGTCACCGTCAAACTCTTTGACGAACTCAAGTTCAATGTGTGACTGTGGATACAATGCCTGTGCCATGTCAAGTGCATGTTCAACTGCGCTATTCCACACAGGCTGGTCAAGTGGCTGTGGGTGTACATTGTACACACCACTGATGCCATCCATTTTGATTCCAACTTCCCAATACATTATGATTCTCCTTTAATCAGTTCAACGTCTTTGTTGCAATCATCACATCGACTGCGTGGTTTTTCATAGTCTGTGTATACATCTTCATCATACACCAGCATCCATGAGATGCGGTTGGCACTAACCCATGAGCGTTCCCACACATTCGTGCCACCACATTCGTAGCAAATCCACTTACTCATGCTGCTTTCTGTGTTTTTCTGCCAGTCTTGGCTCTAGCTAAGTCTACAGTATACAGTTCATGTGTACCCAAGTGGATCGTGATACCATTCTTGCGTTGCTCTTTGCGTTGGCGGTTGAGGCGCACCTCTTTGCCAATCTCTTTGTGCATCTTGTCGAGGAAGATGCCAGCAATGTCCTGTGCCATGTACTGTATGTACCCACCAACATCTGCCTTTGTAGCACGAGCATACTTGAGGCACATATCGTAGAAGGCTTCACGCCCCATACGCTTGCCATGCAACTCCAGATACAAGGCTTCTACCTTGCGGAACTTAGCAGACAATTCAGCACTGCCCTGCACCTGTCCCTTCTTACCTGTAGTACGCTTGAAGTATGTGCCAGCTTTGATTGTGTTCTCGATGTTGAATGTTGTCATAATAATATCTCCTTATTGGTTGGTTAGTGTGTTAGTAGTCAGGGTAGTCTCTAGTCCAACATTGGACTTAATATGTCTAATGACATACTTGGCACGATTGATAAACTGTCGTGCTTGTTCTTGGTCATACGACATAACATGTTGTGCATCAGATAGGATAGACATAGCCAACATGCAAGGCATTTCTTCGTGCAGCATGTCTTCCATGTCTAGCTGTGACAGGCCATACATATCCATGTACCGCTTGTCAATCTCTATCTGTGCTACTTCATTCCAAGTTAAGTTACCCATAGCTTTGCTCCTGCATCATACGCTTTGTGCGAACCTGCACCTTGCGGTTACGTTTCCAATCATCACGCTTTGCTTTGCGTGGCTTAGTCTTTAACGACTTCATCTTTTCTAGCTTGATTTGCATCGTGCTTATCCTTTTTACGATTGTATTTAGTCTTGTCTGGCACAACGGCTGTCCTGCGACGTGACTGTGCCACTGCCTTCGCCACAGGATTGATAGGTCTGATACGCATTGTCAATTCTCCTATGAAAGTGCGTACTGAATAATGTCTACAACTTGTGTGATAGCTAACACAAGAATAACGATATGACCTAAGTGAATTTTCTCATACATATTAAATCTCCGTTAGTCCAACATTGGACTTGTCTAGTATATCTAAGTAACAATATATACTTCACTAAAGTATCAGTATATATGTTAC